TTGGTAGCCATCTACCTATCTCCCTTTGTTAGTTGTATTCGCAATCCACAAACAAGGTTCGGGGAAACCAAGTTGGCTATTGCTACCAGTCTTTTACACTCCTCAGGGCTGGTGGGTCTGAGTGAGGATTCTTATATTCCTACTTGATTGGCACGAAGTGATTGTGCCGATAGTCCAGAACTACCACTAAAGCGTGCTGCTTCTCGTGCTGCTCTGCGTTGTGACCGTAGTAATTCTTCTGTGTCTTGACCAATTACTGCTGTAACAGCATTAAGGTCTTTGTAAGTTTTGTCGCCTTCAATGGCAGCCAAGTTACCTTGTACATTAGCCAGGTTACGAGCCTTACCAAATTCTGCCTTAAGTGATACAAGGTCTTGTGTGCCAGAAGCATTAACAAATGATTCAGCCACGCCTTTATTAGCAAGTCCTTTGAATTCTCCAAAGCCTGCAGCAACTGCAGCAGCGCCAATTTCAGCAGCGCGGGCTTCCTTCTTTACAATATCCATACCCAGGGCTGGGTCAAGAAGGAAGGCAATAGCACCACCCTTTGATACACCATAGTAGTCTTGAAGTGCTGCAGTTACATCTGAGTTCTTATCAACTCTATCCTTAGCAATCTGTACACGCTGTTCAAATTCAACAGGTGATACTTCTGCTCCAATGTACTTACCCAACTGGGCACGAGTGCCAAAGGTTGCTGTATCTACTCCATAGGCACGAAGCACTTGCTCATACCCACGCTCCATTGAAATGTATGTAGCCTCATTGACTGCACGACCAGCCTTGGCTAATGTATCCATTGCAGGAAATCTATCTTTGTATGCTTGTGTTCCAACTAAGTTAATTTTAATTTGTGCAGCAGTCATGTCGTTACGAATCATGCCATCAATAGTATCAACCAAAGAATCTAGTCCAGCCAATTTAAGGCTTGCTCTGAAATCATCTAAGGCTGTACCAACATTAGCCTGGTTAGCAGCCTTTTGGTCTAGTTTAAATTGATTAAGTGCGCCACTTACTGCTGCAGCAATTTGTGCATCTACTTCTGCTTGGCTAAGTCCAGCACTTGCAAGAACCCAACCAGCATTATTATCCCAAGTGTAATTACCGCTGCTTGGTTTTGCTGGTTGTGTCCAATTAGTGCCGTTCCAAATCCATGCTTTACCAGGTGAACCCGCAGGTGCAGCACCTGAATCTGCTATAGGTATAGAGCCATCTGCAGCCTTACCACTAGCATCAACATCTACTGGACCGTTTTTAGTTTGAACGGTTCCAGCCTTTTTCCATGTTCCAGCAGGCGGTGGAGTTGTGGTTGTTGTATATCCAGTAGTTGTGCGAGTTGTGCCTACGGGAATAGGACCAACAAATAAACCACTTGTGTTAGCACCCATTGTTATTGTTGGGGTAAAGTTTGGAACTGCACCTTCAACTGGAGCCATGTTGAGAATTGCTCGCTCTGCGTTAGTTAGCGTAGCGCCAGAAGTTAATCTTGTAAGAGCAGCCCGAGATTCTCTTGCAGTTTCTGCAGCCTGTGCAGCAGCAGCAGCAGCCTGCGCTGCAGCAGCAGCCTTGGCTTGCGCCATAAGTCTACGGTCTGACGGGTCAATATCATCTATTGGCATTATCCTAGGAATCCAAACTGCTTCATCAAATCAAGCGCCGTATTTGAGTAGGTTTCTTTTGCGTTCTTTGTGCGTTGCCATAGTGGGTCTTGCTTGACCTGTTTGGTAAAATCTGCAAAAGTATATGCAACACCTTTGTCTTTGTTCATAACCTTAGACATGAGGTCGTTCCATGTAATGTTAGTTGGGTCAATCTCAAGTAGGTCAGCCATCTGCTTGCGGTATGCACCAGTCACATCGTAAAGAGTGCGACCTTCTTTGAGTGATGCAGCAAAGGCAGGGTTAGCATCAATAGAACGCTGCTTGATATTACCAAGATACCACTGTGCATCTTTGCCATCTGTAGGATTAAGCAAATCATGGTTGATAGTATCTAATTCATTTTTATCTAATGACAAACCATAGTTAAGAGCCTGTCGTTTAATCTGGTCAACATAGGAACCAAGGGTTCCGCCACCAGTAAAGATAATCTCTGACTTAGTAGCAAGGTGCTGTGAAAGTTGGTTATCATCCCAGCCATTTTGCATAGCCTGAGCAGCAATGCCTTGAATAATCTTTGTATTGTCAACTACCTTGCCAGTTACTGGGTCAATGTCATTTACTTTAATACCAAGTAAATCCATCTTTGCTTGAATAGTGTCAATCTTGTTAAGCATTGTTTGTGCAAAGGTTGCAGCCTGGCGTGGGTCATGTGAGTCAATAAAGAATTGACGAAGGGTAGGAAAAGTCTGTTGCCACCAAGCAGTGTTCTTCATGGCTTCCATGAAAGTTGATTCGTTCCACTTTTCGGTTTTAGCCTTAGTAATTAAATCATCAATTTGTTTCTTTTGCTTAGGGTCATCAATGCCCGTTGCAAATGTCTGCTTAAGTGCAGAAATCCAAATGCCTTTAGGGTCTGAGCCAGGACCAGATGCGGGAGGTGGTGTATTTCCACCAGTGCTACCACCTGTGTTACCGCCAATTTTTCCACCAGTGTTGCCACTAGTAGTTCCGCCCGTAGTTCCACCTTGAGATGTAGTTGTGCCAGGGCGCACTGTTGAACCAGCAGTATATGCAGCAGTTCCAGGAACTAGGCTTTCGCCATTAGGTCCATAACGAAGTTCGGCTCCACTACCACTCTTGACAACATCTGGATTTTTGCCATCGTATGAATTAAGAGCATCTTGTGCTTTCTTAATTTGGTCAGGTGAACCATAATCTTTAGCACGCTGTAATGAATCAACAAGTTTTTGACGGTCAGATGCTTTCTTTTTATTTGCTTCAACATCTGATGCAGATTTTTGTTCTTCATATTTAGCAGCAGATTTAGCAGATACTTCTTTAAGAGCAGCAAGTGCTCTATTGTAAGCATCAGAACCAGGCTTTTCATTTTCAAGAATTTTAGTTAAGTAAGCCATACCGCGAGCATTGTTGTAATCAGAATTAGTGTCTTGTTGGCGGTCATACTCTTGCTTGCCTTGGTATGCAGCAGCCTTAGTCTCAAGGTCTTTTTCGTATTGAGTCTTTTCTTTTGGCGCTTCTTTAGGCTTTACTGGAACATCAATACCAGCATATTTATACCACTCGCCCCAAGTAGTAACACTGCTTGGAACAATATATTTTAAAGAAAGTTTGCCAAGATTTGTAATTGGCTCATTTGGTTTATGATATTGTGTCTTAATCCATGAAAGAAAGTCTTTGTCATTAGAAGCCATTATTGACGAACCTTTCTTACATCGGCAGCCACTGCGTTATACATGGCATCTAAGTATTTGTTATCTTCACGAGCCTGATATTCTGGAAGGTTCTGCACAAAGTTTGCTACAGCCTGTGAACGACCAGTTGTGCTGGTGTCTTGTGATTGACCCATGGCAATAGCCAATGCTTTGGCATAATCATTACCCGCAGCGTTACGACCTAGTAACTGTTGAAATACATTTTGAACAGTTGAGTCGCCCTCTTGCTTTGTGTATACGGCAGCAGTTCCACCAGTAACTGATGGTGCCATTGCCAATAAAGTCTTAAGGTCAACGGTTGAGTTGCTGGCGTTGCTCTTGCTTGAACTACTTGTTGTAGTTGTTGGCTTGGCTGTCATTAAATTACCACCGTATCATTTGCAAAGTAACGATTGAGAAAACTCTCAGTCTCGGGCGAACCGACAATTAACTGTGTCTTATATTTGTCTAACACCCAAACAAGGTCTGAGTTTGAATTAGCAGTCATGCTGCGTGAGCCACCTGCTTTGTAGCGTTCATCAAGTATAGCCTGCATTTGTTTGCGAACATCAAGATAAAGTGCCATGTTTTTTACAACTGTGCGGTCACCATTTTGTGCCATCCATTTTTTATCAGCAAGTGCTGATTCTAAAACTTCTGTTCGGCGGGCATACTTAGCACGGTCAGGGGCTGCATACTCTGAATACCAAGAAAGATTATCCTTAGCCATCTGTTGTAGCCATACTGCTTTTGCTGCTTGAACTTGATTCATGCGTGGGTCTGTATCAGTTTCAATACCGTTTTGAATCTTGTAAGCATTGATTTGATTCATAAGGCTTTGATACTGAGTCCAACCCTTTTTAACATCTGCTTCAATCTGGAGTTCTCCAGGGGTGCGACTCTTACGATAGTTAGAACCCGCACCTGGGGCTGAACCATGGCTATATTGCCATTGGTATGCAGCCTGACTAAATGTATATTTGCCATCGCCATCATCAGCAAGGAATCCCATAAGTTCTGGAACACCGCTAGATGTAGCCTGACCCATAAGGGTATTAAACTTTTTAAGGTTTTGAACTGTGCCAATGCTTGCTTCTAATCCGCCTTCGTTCTTTGAAAGGCTAACTGTTGCTTCAAAGAAATCAGGATACATGCGAAGGAACTCTGCCTCTGCTTTGCCAAATACACGCTTCATCTCACCAGTTTTTGGGTCTGGTTCTTTGTAGTCTGCATACTTAACTTGCATCTGACGGAAAGACTGTTGGTAGAAATCTAGCGTTGGTGTAATAGCAAATGGTGCAGATATGCTAGTTAACGCACGAAGGAAATAAAACTTGTTTGTTCGTGAAGTAACTTCATCAAGCGTAGGTGCATCTGTGCGCTGACCTTGATTGAATCGGTATGTTTCATAATTGAGCATCTGGTTAAATGTGCGAATATAAAGTTCATCTTTACGCCACACTGTTCCCAATCGGCGTAGTGCAGATGGGGTAAACAAATCTATTGCATTTTGTGGGGCACCTGCTGGGAAGAAACTTTTAAGGGCATCTTCTAAAGAAGGTTGTTGTTTAAGAACTAAATATGCTGGAAGCACGGCAAACGGACCAAAGCCTGGGTTGCCAGGATTACCTTGGGTAACTACATCAAGTGATGACAATGGGATGTTGATATTTTTAAATGAATCTTCAACAATCGCTTGCCATGACTTAGGTAATGAGTTAATAAATCCTTGTGGAACTTTAACAATAAGGTTGCTATTGCGGTCAATCTTTGTAGCATCGGTAATCTGGTTACCGTCTTTATCTACAACCATCTGACCATGAACAACTTGTGCAACTGTGCGACCTGCTGCAGCAATGATACTTGGGTCCTCGGCAATCATGCCTGACCAACGCTTGGCTGTGTTTTCAAAGGCTGCATAGAACGGAAACAACAACTTCATTGTTTGTGAAGATGATGCACCTGTTCGGCGCACGATTGTAAAAAGTGTCTTTTCTACTTCTTGACGAGCAAATTCACGAGCAGCCTTAACAGCACGGTTTGTTTCATCAACAGTTAAACCATCTTTGCCAGCAAATTCTGACATAGCAGCAATGTTGTCACGCAAACGCTTTTCATAAACTGCATTAACCAGTGGATGACGAGCAAAAATATCTTCTGGCATTGAGCCAAGGAATCGCATAACACGGCGATTGATTGTGTCAATGAGGCGCTCTTGGTCTTTGTATTCTTTTGAAGTAGTAACAATTAAACCATTAAGAGGTGTCAAATCTTCTGGATTTTTGCCAAAGCGGTCAACAAGAAACTTCTGAACATCTCCACCTGTAAGTGGTTTGCCGTTAGCCTTCATTGTCATAAGCATGTCAGCAGTCTCAGCATCTGGGATATATGCACGGACAGCACCACGGGTAGTCTGAATCTTGTCAAGCAAATGCTCGTCAAGTTCTCCGCCTTTAATTTTAGTAAAGCCATAACCTTCACCTACACGGGTGTAAGTATTGTTAGCGTAAAGGCTACCTTCATGTGTCTTAAACCAACGAAGCAATGATTCATCACTTTTACCTTTTAGGATTTGCTCAACTACTGGGTCCATTAGTCCAGACTCAGGGTTGCGGAAATGCATGTTAAGGATGTTAGACCAACCTTGAAAATACTGTGGGTCATTAGGTTGCACTAGACGAACTGTGCGTGAACCTATGCCAGTAGTAAATGCCATCTCCTGTGAAGCAACCATGGCGTTCCATGTTTGTTCTGCAGATGTGCGACCAAGGAACCATGAGGCATTTTCAAATACCTTAGGTAATTCATACTTGATACCGTTGGCATCAATCGTTGTTGTGCCATAACCAGTGCGTTGTTTAACAGCATTTGATTCAGCAATATCAACACGAGAACCAATACGAGTAGCCATGTCATCAAGATGAGCATGTGCTGTTGAATACATACGGGCAAGATTTTCAGCAGCATCTTCAACGCCATTGTTAATCATTGCTTGAACATTATCTTTGGTGTAATAAGGTGATACAGCCAAATCATTTTTGCCTGAACGCTCACGCTTTAAATTAGCACGCTTTGCCATACGGCGGTCAGCACGAGTTGTAAACTTAGGTTCCTCTGTAACAAGTGGGCGAGGTTCTGCCATCTTAGCCTTGAGGTAACGGTCAACTTCTGCAGTGCGACCATCTGTTCCAATAGCCTCAGGCAATGCAATGTGTGATACTCCGCCAGCCTTACGGTCATCAAGAACTACAGCACGACCATAACCATTTTCACGCATGTGAGCAAGCACAGGGTCATTTGGATTGCTCCAACCTTTGCCTTTAATCCAGTTGCGCCACTCTGCTTGTCCACCTGGAAAAGAAGATTCACGAACTTCAAGAGGAATCTCACTCCATTTAGTCATATACAAAGGCTTGCCATATACACGATAAGGCTCAACTTTACCCGCAGTAGCGTTCACACGGAACACTGGGCGATTAGACCAATCTTTAAATAAAACTGTTTCAACTTCGTCAGTTTCAAGTGTAAGCACAAGAGTCTTGTAATCAATCTTTTTGACTTCACGCCAACGACCAGTTGAATCTTTAATTTCAACTTTACGACCAGCATTAACTGCATCAATCATATCGGATTGAAGTTGAATTGTAGCCTCGTTGAGAACATTGGCACGCTTCTCAGTTGTTGCACCTTTACCTAAACGACCAGGGCGACCTGTTGCGGTTGGTATGTATTGCTCAGTTGAGTGAATTGTTCCACCCTCTGCATAACGGCGTGCAACGCCAGGTGATGCAGATGTAGCAAGTGCTTTAGTTGAATCAAGTGCCATAGGTCCAGTAGACCCGTGGTATAAAGTTACAGATTCTAAATCAGCAAGGACACCTTTAAGTGTGCGAATTTCATCGGCTGGCTCAAGTGGACCAGCACCAGCGGTAAGAGTTTTACTTACATTGAAACGGTCTTTTTCAAGTTCACCAATACGCTCTGCCACAGCCTTAGCCAACTGTTGGCGTGACTGGTCAATAGAACGCAACTTATCTGCCTCGTGAGCAAATTCAGATTGCAATACCTTAATGTCATCAACCCGACCAGTCATAACATTTACATGGTCAGAAAGGCGTGAGAACCCAACTTTACGGTTGTTAAGGAAACGACCTACTGCTTCTTTGCCACCTGAGGCAACAACTGCTGGCATAGCAAAACCTTTAGCCAACATAGATAGTTGTGCTTCCGTAAGGTTACGAACTGTATAACCAAGGCGCATAAGAACAGAAGTTTTAAAGATGTCGTTTACTGTATCAAGAACAGCAGCACCTTTAACTCCACGAAGCGCACCAGCCTCAACATCAATACCTGATAAAAGACTTGGAAGAACTTTGCTATGTGCATCAATGCCATACTTTAGTTTGCGAAGGTCGGCAATAATAACTGTGTTAGCAGATTCAGAGCGAAGGACAGGAAGGCTTACTGCATGCTGTAATTGGTCGCCATCAAAGTAGGAAATGAATCCTTGATTGTTGTGCTTTTCAATAGCGGTAGAACGGCGAGCATCATAAATCTGATAAATCTTTTTAAGTTCTTCATCGGTATATCCAGGAAACAAACGCTCAATAGCCTTTGCTTCTGCTTGCTTAATAACGCTTAAGCGTTCACCTTCTGTTGCAGCATTAAGATATGAGTCTGCAAAAATCTTAGCATCTTGACCAAATGTTCCTTTTGAAAGGTCATTGGCTTCACGAAGAAATACATTAAATTCACGGTATGAGTTACCATCGTTTACATTGAAGATACCACTTGGGCGTTCTTCTTTAAAATAATTAAGAACTTTGATTGCTGGATGAAGGCTTGTCTTTTGAACAATGAAAGTCTCGGCATCACCAAATGTGCGACTAGCCTCTTTCTTTCCAGCCTTGATTGCGGTGCCTTTAGAAAGACCCTTTTCAAATCCATAACGAAACTCAGTGCCACCAGTTGCAACTTGGTCAAGGGCGTTGCGGTAACGGGTATCAGTGGCAGCAAGGTTCTTGACATAAGATGTCATTGACTCTGCGTATGTTGGTGATACAAGAATATCGCCATCAAGTTTGCCGTTAAGCATTTCAAGATGTGCATGAGACTGTGGACTCAATGCATCTAAAACAAGAGCAGCCTCTGGGTCTTTAGTTGCAATCTCAGACATAGCCTTAGTATCGTTACCAAGCACTGCTTTAAATGTGGCTACAACTTCTTCTGGTGTATTAGCGCGACCAAAAAGATATGCCATAGCATCAGGGTTTGTTACTTTCTTTTTAGCCCAGTATCCAGCCTGACCTATTGCATCTGCATCTGCAAGAAATTTAATATCTTCAGCAGCACGAGATGAACCCTTTGCTCCTTCAGAAGTAATGTATTCAAGACCTTGTTCAAGGTCTTTAGTCATTGTTGCATTGCTTGCAGCAAATTTACCAAAGACGGCGCGAGACAACTTACCGTTGATATTCTCGTAGCGTAAGCCTTTGCTTGCAATTACTGCGCCTTTACCTAAGAAACCAGTAACAGACAATGGGTCAATGAAAGTAGATGCAACTAAATCTTCTGCACCTGAAACAAACTTACCTAAAGCCTGGTCTTTAAACGCAGCCTGACGGTCATCTGGGTTGAATATATCAAAGCCTGATGACATGAACCGTAGGTTGTTATCGGTCCAATCAGCAAACCAACCGTTCTTATCGCCTGAGTTTTTTCCAGGGCTAAATACAGAAAGGGTAGCCTGACCTAAAGAAATCTTGTCTTTGTTTTCAGCCACTCGTTGGCGGTAAGCATCGTATGATTCGCCTTCGTTCTTGTATTTGTTATACATAAACGGGGTATCAAGGATGCCTTGTTCAATCTTTTGGCGAGCCAAACCACCTGCTTCGTAGGATTTTTCTCCTACATAAAATAAACCTTTAACGGCACCACGCACTGGGGTAGTGCCAATTTGTGCTACATCTTTAACCACATTAAGCGCATCAACATACCATGGGTCATTGTTTGAAAGCGATGTAGATACATCGTGCATAAGTCCTGATACACCAGTGAAGTCGGCAATGCCTTTAGCCATCTTGCCTAAGGAATCAGTCCAAGTCATCCTTGCTGGGTTCCAGCCTGTGTTACTTGTGACTGTAACCAACGCACATAGTTGCGTGTTGCATTAGATGCGGTAGGTGATTCTGCAATTTGCTGGTAAATAGGAAGGAGAGCAGCCAATCTAGCAGTATCTTCATTGTTCTGAGCAGCCAGCATCATTGTTGATTGCAGCGCTTCATTGCCAGCGCCTTCACCAAGTGCTGCGCCAGTAGATACTGGTTCATTTGGTCTACGAGTTTTGGCATCAAGCGGAATAATATCTTCACCCTGAGGCATTGCTGCTCCACCGTTACGACCCATAGGAACATTAACGCCAGACTTATTCATCTTGGCTGCTGTTTGTAGTTCCATGTTCTCTTTGCCTTCGCCATAGGCTCCACCAGACATGTATTGTGCTGGTTGTCCTGCTGACCCTGCACCGCCATTGGCGGATACGGTAAAATTGCTTGCTGCTGGTTCTGCCATTTTTTATCCTTCGCTATAAGAGCGTTAATTTGATGAGCAGTTTTACTCTTGCTCAGGAGGGTTCGCCAGTTATTTATAGTTGCTGTACGGTGGCAACTGCGCGAAACTTACTTTGTACCGCGTGTACCTGATGGTTGCTTTGAGAACATTGTTACTGTTGCGCCTGGCTTTGCAGCCTTTGGTACGCCACCTGTGCGTGGTGCTTGTACATTTACCTTACCTGCGGAACCCTGATTAGCAGGCTTCTTAGCCTTACCAGGTTGGTTCTTTGGCTTCATTGGATTTCCAAATGCCATGTTGGTTTACCCTCCTTCCCTAGATAGGTAGTCGTCTAGCGACTGATGATTGCAGAGACGGCTCGCCTCTAGAGTTAAGCGATGCGAGCAAAGACTGTACATCTGGGCGACCGCCTGGTGCTATCTGCCCTGGGGCAACACCCTGCATACGACCTGTTTCTGACAAGCCCATAGGCAAACTTTCCGCGCCACCTGGAGCAGCCTCACCTGGCATGCCTGGAGGACTTACTGTCGCAGGGGCATTTGGTCCAGGGGCGGGAACTTCGGGGGTAAACGCCTTCTGAATTGCTGCCTCTATTGCAGTTCCCTTTTGGCGTTCACTAATTACCATAGAAAGTTTGCGTAAGATGTCGGATGGGTCCTGTCCTTGGCTAGCAAGGGCTGGAATTGCTTGTGCGTATGAGGCAATAGCCTGTTTCATAGCATCACGGAGTTCTTCTGTCTCAACCTTTTGTTCTTCTTGAGTTGCATTGAAGGAAAAAGGCATCTGTCGCCGTAGGAAGTCACGAGAAATCAACTTATCACCGCGTGCTTGTAGCCCAAACACGAGTGCACGGTTAGGGTCCAGTCCAGCCATGAGTCCGTATTGAACATCTACGGTGTAGTCACCATCAATATCACGACTTGGCTTGTATTTAAGGTCATACGGGGTACCATTGTAGATACCTTTAAGTTCTTTCTCCTGTGAACCAAAGATTTTTTCATCAACTTTGAGTGCAAGAGCAAGTAATTCTGTAAATCCACGGGCAAACATAGAGTGTGCAGTCTTAATCTGGGTATCAAATCCACCCATAAGAGCCTTAACACCCTGTCCTGTGACGATAGATGCATCCGAATTACCAGTACGAACCTCTGGAAAACGACTTCCTAGACGGAGTTCGCTTTCAAGAATTTGTGACTGTGCGAACACATTAGCAGGTAGGTCAAGCGGTACTCTACGAATCTTGTCAGGGGCAGAGGAACGCATAATAGCATCTGGTCCAAAGGCTAACTCATTACTATCCTGAGGCACTGCAATCGGTGCCTGAACGGATTTTGTCGCAGCCTCAAGTGCAAGAAGCGCATAGCGTGCTTTTGCTACTTGGATTGCTAGAACATCATCAAACTGACCGCGAGACTGGTCATCAAGTGATGGTCGCTGGACAACACGAATCATTACTTCGCCTATTAAATTTTGAGCACGCTCAAGAACAAGGTTGCTTCTATTAGGCATAAAGAGGATATCTTGGTCTTTGTCGTGGAAACGAACAATCTCAGACATGGATGAAGCAGTATTCTTATCGTAAATAAGGTGAGCAATCTCAGGGTAGCGAGCCATCAATTCTTCTGTTGGCTTGAGCATACGCTGGAAAAACATTGTTACACGACCATAGCGGTCAATAACTGGGTAAGAACCAATAGAATCTAGGAACTTAATACGAGGCATGTTCTCATCAGAGTCAACTTCAACCTGTGCTGGAACAAATCCATAGGTTACATAGCGGTCTGCTGCCGTAAACATCTGTGACTGCAGGTCGGAGAAGTTAACAATTCCGTTAACAATGTCTCCACGCTTGTCAGCCTTCTTGCGAGCAACATCTGACACCATGGATGTAGATGTGCAAGAGAAAGATGGCAGAGGTGCAATAACTTCTGCTAGGTCACGGGCAGCAATATCCACCATATTTGCCACGATTGGGTTCTCAAAAGGACCATCGGGGAAAAGGTCTGGGTAGACATCGCGCATCTTTCCTTGGCGAACCTGTAATACCTGACCCATGCGTTGGTCGCGGTCGTCAAACATCTTGCGATAACGGTCGTAGGTATTCTTAACTTCATCTATGGAAAGCGGCATATCCACCTCCGTTCTTAGTTGTATGAATAGTCGGACAAGTTAACAGTTACCTGTCGTGACTTATCGTACCTAGTATGGAACATGCTCTGTTGTGCATGAGTTCGTGCGAAATAATTTGCGTTGGCAATTCTGTCTCTGGCTGCAAGTTCAGCAAACCAGAAAGCCATAACACAGTCCGTTTTTTGACTTCTTGGTGCATCTGGATACCAAGTAACCAGTTGTTCAATTAAAGCCTTTAAACCTTCTGACATGTGGGTAGATGGAAACTCAATCAAGTTAGAGCCATCCTCATAACCATGGAACAATGTAGTAAGAGATGCCACACCGAAGTCGGTATCCCATTTATTGTTTCCAGTATGGTGTTCTTTGAGTGTGGCACCCCTTGCTGATAGGTATTCCCGTACCTCACGGTCCTGGGTAAGCATCGCCTGAAATGCATTTTTTTCTACGCGCCACTCAGAAATCGTATACTTGTCTGTCCAACTCTTAATCAGTTCTCTGATTGCATCTGGCTTCATACCAGCGACATTGGATACATCAAGCAAATATCTTTTTTGATTAGCAATATCAATACCCAAACAAACGGCAGCGGTATAGCCTGCCATGGCTGGGTCAAGTCCTGCTACAACAATCAAACCATCCATACCATCATGGCGGTTACCAGCCTTGCCCTTGGGTATGGTTCCGATATTGCGGGCACCATTGATAACGCCCTTGACAGCATCTCCTGGAAAGGCAGCATCTTCATGCACCTGTTGCTGTTGATAGACCATTGCCCAAAGATTGGGAGACATACGGCTTCTCTTTTTATTGAGAGCGTGTCCATCCCATTTAGTATAGAGTCCATCAGCATCTGGAATACCTTTGCCTGAAACTGGAGGCATATTGGTTTTAGCCCAAAGCGTTGACCAGTCAGCAGGGTCGTCTTTAAATTCTAAGACCGCAGGTTGTGCAAAGTAAGTCCAAGGTGAAGTCTCGTCTGGGTAGCGCATAGGGTCGCGCAATTCAGAGTATAAGTCTTTGGGGCGCAGACGGGTTCCAACCACAAGAAGTTTTCCGCCATCGTAGTCAATACGAGACATAACTTCTGATTGAATCCAGTCAATCTGCTTTT